GCTTCATTCATAATATAACTCCTGATTGTTTATTCAGTCACTATTCTACGCCATTTTCCGTTTGTCATCAAGTACATCTCGCCATCAGGACCGACGGTCATACTTGCGGTTACATGCTTTTGTGTTCCTGGAACAAATTTGGGACCACAACTGATAGTGCCGTCTGGTGATGCAAGTTCACCATACTCAGTGCCAATGTTTAACTTGCCATTGTAACCAGCGGCTTTAATTTCTTCTATTGCCTTACACTTATCAGCATCAGGAAGAACAGCGGCGGCGGCTACAATACCACCGCCAGCAACACCACCAGCAAGACCAAGATACTTGAAAAAATTACGCCTTGTTGCCATACTTATGCTCCCATATCGAATACAATCCAACGAACAACACCAACATTACAGGTGGTGCTGATGCAGGAACCCAAAGAAAAAATGTGTTGACGAGAGCGAATGCGGCGAATAAAAGAATAATAATCAATACTTTTAGATCATCTTTATGCATAATATAACTCCAAAGAGAAGATGGGACGGGGAAGGTGAACTCCCACGGCGAGCAGTCTGGCGGATAGTGCCGTCAAATTAGAGTATTGCGTCCCATCTAGTTTATTTAGCCACGTTTTCGTAAATGGTTTGGAAGTCACTCTGTTCTGCAACTTCTTCCTCATAATTACGTTTGTGATAAACCTTTGCCAGTTTGCGAGACAACTTCTTTGGAATCTCACATTCGTCTTGCATTTTCTGGAGAATCTCTTTAATCAGATCGCGTTCAGCCTCAATGCGAGTTAACGAGTTTGAGATTTCTTGAAGGCATCCCAAAACCTTTGCTTTATCAAGTGCCATGATTATTCTCCGAATGTCGAACTTGCGGCTTCAATTGCGATGTAGTAAGTGATGTCAACAGTCTTGTGCTTGAATCGCGCAAGACCTTTCTTGGCGATTGCAACATCATACGAACCTTCAAGCAACTTGAAGTTTTCGACTTTCATAACGACTTTGAATTCTTTACCATTCTCAGCCGTGCCGATTTCAATCTTGGACTGATCAGCAGAATCATCCTTCACGTCGGTAGCAATGAAGTGAATCGTGGAACCATCGCTCTCAAATACGAAGTTTGGTGAGCCAGAGATGCCCGCACTCTTGCGCATCCAATCGAGATCTTCTTGCGAGAGACTGAATGAACAATCAGGATCACCAAACGTGATCGCCTTCTCAGGTGGAGTCACAATAACTTTCGGCGAACAATACTTGATGTAATCAGACTTCTTGTTTGCACTGATGTTGAGTTTGTCATCATCAAACGACAACTCAGCATCCTTATACAAGGAGACTTTTGCCAAGAGTTTATTCAAATCATAAAGAGCGAACTCTTTTGGGAAACTCTCACCAACAGTTGCTTCAACGAAGATTGTCTTGAGGGGAGAGATAGTTTTCAAAGTATTGCCAGACTTGAATTGCAAACTTTGATTAATGCCTGAAAAGTTTTTCAGGACTTGCACAGTATCATCAGAAAGTTTCATAATTAACGACCTCATTTGCTTCAACACGATTATTATATAACGAATCAACCAACTTGTCAACCCTCACGGTCAACTCATCTAACGAACAATTATTATCCATCACAATATCATAATGTGCACCAATCCAAGCCCACTCACTAAAGTGAACTTCTGGATAAGCATTGCGCATTATTTCTTGTTTGTTATAAAGATTGCATTCACGAGCAAGACTGTACCATTCAGGATCATCACCACGACGAACGCGAATAACTTTGCCGCCAGATTTCACAATTGCATCGATTTCATTTGGGAAACGAACATCAGCAATCACATAATTATTCCATGGTGATTGCTCGCAGCGACGCATTACAGTATGAACCCAGAGGTCAGGGTGAAATACATCCCGCCCTGCCTCTGTGCCCATTAGCTGGAGTGCTAATCTTGGCGAAAACTCACGACCGAGTTTTTCTGACCACCATACGTCTGGTTGTTCACGCCATGCTCTTGATTCAGGTGTGTTACCTTCAAGCATTTCGCGATTCCAACCAAATATAATCGAGCAAGCATCTTTCAGGCTGTTCGCATAACTTTCTTTGAAGAAATCATGACGTTCAACGAGAATATCGGCTATGGTTCCCTTTCCACAATTTATAAATCCAACCAATCCAATTATTGCCATTGTCAAAAACTCCAAATTTATAAATAAACCCTACTACCCCAATAAGGAGAAGGTCTATGATTACCCACAAGCATCATATCATTCCTCGGCACGCTGGTGGAACCGACGATCCATCTAATCTCGTCGAACTTACAGTCGAAGAACACGCCGAAGCGCATCGAAAGTTGTTCGAAGAACATGGTCTTTGGCAAGATGAAATTGCGTGGAAGTGTCTTTCTGGTCAAATAACCCAAACCGAAGCAATTATTCAATCCATTAAAAAAGCCAACACTGGAAAAAAACATTCCTCCGAAGTTAGAAAAGCGAGAAGTGATAAGATGCAAGGTGCTGGAAATCATTTTTATGGTAAAAAACATACCGAAGAAACCAGAAGGAAAATTGGCGAATCTAAATCTGGTAAACCATCTTGGAACAAAGGTAAACCTTCGAGTTGGGTTACAGAAAGAAACATCACCAATAATCCTTCTAAATTACCAGAAGTCAAAGCAAAAATGTCTGCTGCAAAAAAAGGCAGGACATGGCATAAAGACCCAATAACTGGTAAAAGGGTTTGGTCATAAAGTTTTTAGAGAGTGCCAACGTAATTAGCAACTGCTGGCATATCACCAGTGAATGCATATGTTCCGATGTGATGAGTCTTCATCCATGGGCAGAGCCAAATCTCACCACCGATGTTTCTCCACCATTGGCAGAACATATAATCTTCTGAGAGATAACGATCAGATCCACCGACTTCGCGTTCAACGCCATCAACGTTCACTTTACGCTTACGATCAATGACGGTATCGAAGAATGCATGGATATATCGCGAACCGTCAAAGTTGGCTTGACCAACATGATCTGGCTTATAACTGAATTCTGGATATGCTTCTTTAAAACGTTCAAAGACTTGACGCTTAATCATCATATATCCTGTGCCAATTTCTAGAACTTGAATTGGCTCAGCAACACTAAACTTGACAGTACCAGGAGCAGGATTGAAGACGAAATCACCAGCAACCTTTTCCATTTCACCAGGCTCAATATCTGGATGACGCTTGACTGCTTCTTTAATTGCACCCCATTTGATAGACTTCTTTGGGTATGGTCCACCAATGATGTCCTTATCAAGAGCAAGACATGCAATCACATCACGTGGATCGAAATGAATATCTGCATCGATAAAGAGCATATGAGTGAATCCTTCTGCGCGAAGGAACTCATCAGCAAGGTAGTTGCGAGCGCGAGTAATCAATGATTCATTGAAGATGAATGAGAAACGAACTTCAATACCATATTGTCCGCAGATTGCTTGTAAATCTAAACAGGACTTTACATACATGCCATGAGACATGCCACCATACATTGGAGTTGCCACAAATAACTTTTTCTTGCGCAACTCTTCAACTTTAACTTCTAACTGCATAATTATTCACTCCAGTTGTAAAATTTTCTAATATTGTCAATAATCTTAGATTGATCATCGAGGTTTTCGTTGACCATTGTCTCTATATAGTCCATGAGAGTCAGCGACCCCATGATATTCGAGATTTTAGTCTTACGAGAATTTTTGAATTTGTCATCTTGATCATCTTTGCGATCAATGTGACGTTGATCAAGAGTGCTATCCTTAGAACGCAGTAGCATCTGGTTGAACTGCCATTGACAAACGATCTGTTCCTTGAAATACATTACCATCGTCTACATACTTGCCAAGAATATAAAGATTCAATTTCTTGGAATACACAGCATCAAGAAGTTTCTCTGGTTTGACTGTTTGCCAATCGTCAGCCATCGAAATCAATCGAAACATGAGGGTGGTTTTGCCAGTTGCTGGCTCACCACCCATCGCAATCACTCTTACCATAATGCCTCCAAACCTTCCTTAACTTCTTCTTCGTCTTGGAACATCCAATTCATTCTTTCTAGTTTACCTGTTCTCAGGAAATAAGTAAACTTTTCTTTGTTGATTTTATTTCGCGAAGCAAGCCTTGAATCGAGAGTTTCGTTTCTTGCTTGCCACAAAACATTCCATTCAATACCAGTCCAGCCATCACCCTCTGCTTGCTCAATTTCTTCTGATTGACGATCAAGATAATAGCCAAGATAACGTCCATGATGTTCACGAAAGATTTTCTTGAATGAACACAAACAAGTTTCCATCGTAAAGAAATCGATTTGATTGCTCAGTTGAGGGAATCTAGATCTGGTTTCCTCAAGAATCTCTTTGGCGATGCTTTCAAGGTCTGCGCATTCTGCAGCAGTGAGTTTAGCATCATATTTGTCATCTTGCCCGATGGCGAGATGCAAACCATTACGATGAGAACGAGACCCTGCAAAATCGTCAAGCATGAGGCTGTCAGGTACACAGTTAATGCCAGCAGTATGAGTAAGATGCTGAAGGTAAAACCAAGTGGAATAGCGACCAAATTTGTAAAGAGAAGTCTTAAGATTATTCCAAAGATTGTGGAAAGATTGTGTTTCGTTGTCGCCATAATATTTTTCTAGAACCTCACGTTGAGTTTTCTTGCCAATAAATTTTTGGTAAGATGCGAACATGGCTTTCCTCATCATTGTGTTCATAACGATTATGAAGATAGTTTGTCATCCATACCGCTGGATCGCAATCGCCAAACTGCATCGACCACGCATACCAACGAATGAATTGTTCACGACGCTGCAAAGACTTCGACACAACCACCTTTACCTTTTTTGTATACTGCTGCGTGTATTACAGGATCTGAGAGATCATAGATACCATCAGCAAAATTCTTTCCATTGATTTTGAACATACTCAGAGAGCATCCGCTTTTCTGTTTTCCCAAGAACTTAAATCCCATAGACTCATAGAACACAACTGCATCAGGCTCTGCTGAAACACGATAGTAACTGGTGCCAAGACCTTGTGCGCGATCAAGAGAATCTTGAGTAAGCAATCTTGCAACACCCTTACGTCTATGTTTTGCAAATGTATGAAGCAATTGTAGATTGAAAACATATGGAGTTTTCTTCGAACGAGTAGTGATAATCGCGCCAGCCAACTCTCCGCCTTCCCAACATCCAATACAGTACTGCCATTGTTCCTGCATATCTGCTTTCGCTACAAAAGTCTTGGCGAAAGAGTCTGCTTTGTTCTCAGTTATATGCGCGACAAATTCATCGCGACTTGTGTCACACAACTTCATGGAACTCGCGTTTCTTTTCTCCACGTTCCTTTGGATATTTGGTTTGCTGCCAACCATGATACTCATCTAGGTTCCACACAAATGGTGGGAACTTGAACGTATTATTAGCCAGAATCTCGCGAACAGATGATCCACCATTCAATGCTGCGTCTATAAACATTTCAACAAATCGAAATTGAGATTCCATTTCTTCTCGCTTTGTAGTTGAGCGGAAACAACGAAACTCGATTGTACCAGTATGCTTCATGCAATAAGTATTGATGGCGTATCTAAAAGGGCGACCCATTGACACGCCATCTTTTCCAGCAGCATGTAATTTGATAAAGTGATTGAAGTCAGTAGCAAGTTCAATAATATTGTCGCACATATACTCAGGCATTGGGCGACCACCATCAAACTTCAGATACATCTTTGCGCCTTCGCACTGCTTCATCTCAGAAGTTTCGTAGAATTGATAACAGGCTTCAATCGTATCTTCTTGATTATCTTGAATATATCCAACCAATCGCTTCAATCCAGCAATATCATCTTTCAGTCCTGGAACAAAGACATGAATATGACCATGATTGACGCAAGAGGCTGACGGATTATTTCCGTACTCAAGAAACATTTCTTTTAGACGCATGATGCGATCAACTTGTTCTTGCCAAGTTTTGGTTGGCATCATATTGACTTCACCGCCGAATGGTGGTTCTTTACCAAGAGGATCGCATGCACGATATTGATATGGTGGGTGAATGTTTACAATATCAGTTTCAGCATATTCCCATTTACCGAGAGTTGGGGGGATATCCATACGACGATCAATATCACCCCACTCAATTTCAGCACCATATGTAAACGTTGACTTATCGTACATGCTGTAAATCCTTTGCATCATCAATTATAACATAGTTCTTTCGAAAGACATTCTTTGCTATAGTCACATAGCAATTCATATCAACCTCAATAGGATCTTTGAGATCAGAACGAAGAGCAATATCTTTCGTTGAAGTAATTATACCGCCATTGGTCAAAGAAGTAAAGTAAATTGGACGCTTGCCGTTGCGATAGAAACGTAATTGCTTTTCTTTGTACAATTCAACTACAGCCATTGAAGCATTTGAAAATTCTACTAATGGAGACTTCTTTGCTTCAAGAGTATGAAGAATCAACTCACTATCGTTTCGAGTTTTACACTTGTAGCCATATAGACGTTCCCAGTTTTCTGGCATCTCTTGGCTGACAACGCCATTGTGAACAATAGAGATATTGTCATTGTACAATGGTTGATTAAATTCAAGATCAGATGTAGAATAACGGCAATGACCAATCAGATATAGATTGCCATCTTCGTTAACACAATTGTTTAGATCAAGTGATTCTAAAAACTGCGTGGCTGGTTTAGCGTCAATGCGAGTTTTTATTTCACCATCACGAACCCAAGAAACACCAGTTGCGTGTAATCCGCGAATACTAGACTCACGGAAAACATCAGCAAGCATTACCAAATCACGAGAACTTGGGTTCTCGATATAAGCACCAATAATTGCGCACATATTAACCGAACATATCTTCTAGGGTGGATGTCTTTTCTCTTTTCTTATCGTATTTACCCATTCTCAAACTATTACCACCATTTTGGTCTACGAAATCAAACCATTCATCGCTTTCCCACATGCCTTCAGATATTCCATTCCAAAGTTTTCTCTGGAGAGGATGTTCCTTATCTTTTCTACGATGCTCAACAAATTTATATCGTAAAGACTCCCATCTATCTTCACCAAGTTCAAGCATCTTTTCTCTCAAATAACAGACAAGACTTATACGCTCTGCCGTTTCATCTTGCAGTTCAATAGGTGTATTGCCATGAATGTACTCATGATTATTGACGAGCAGCAGGTCACCTGGTCGTACATTCACGGCAATACGAACTTCTGGAAGAACAAGATATCCACCTGTATAGTTACCATTGTTTGATAAAACAAGAAGGTTACTTAATCCATTTGTAAAGTCACCAGCATCACGATGTGCTGCTGTTCGGAATGTCTTGTTAACTGTGATTGTAGTGAAAACAGTTTGCGGGACGAGGAATGCAGGATCGATTTTATCCGCAGCAGCACGTTGCGCTGCATGACGAGTTGGAAGCAACTCAGCAAAACCGCGATCAAGTGTCTGTAGAAATGGAAATGACAATTTAAATTTGTCAAATGAGTTTTGCGTATATGCTGTTGCGCGACCATATGGAATACGAGGATACCGATCGAACCAACCAGCAATACCCGACAACACTACGTTGGCATAGGTTGTATCCGAAATATAAGTTTCTTCAACACCACGCGCTTCTTCTTTACGTTCTTTGACTGACATCTCAGCGACTCTTTGAAGCCACTTGTCAAAGTCAAATTCATCTTCTTTGACTTTTGCGCTCAACCAAACAAGACCACGAGACGATTCTGCATTCTCATACTTGGCGCGAATCGATTCAATCTCTTCTTTAACATTCACAGGTATGACTGAATTCTCTGGCTGCTTCTTGAAGAAGTCAAGAACATGTAATTGAAACTCAGTCACCCACTCACGACCACCACATTTCTCACCTTTTGGTCCTGCTGCAAGTCCACGATTTTGAGTTGGTGTTGCAGCCTCGCGCAAACCTGCATAAGCATCATCTTGCTCTTGTTTGCTGAAATAGTTTTTGCGAAACTTGAATGCGATATTATCTTCATGTTCGCTGCCAAGATAGCAATCTGTGTCTTCATTGATCACAGTATCAAAATGCGACTCGTCTAGGAATTGTCCTAGCAAATGTTCACAATCTATTTTTGAATTTGCAATAATTACTTTGGTCATAACTTTCTCCTGCTCATGATATTATATATCCAGCAAGGCACAATGTCAACATCAGTATTTTCCGAACCCCAAATGAAACTGTGGGGGCATTGCACCCCCACAGAATGTTATCACATTTTTAGAATTGGCTGATTAGCCCATCGTGACGCTGATAGCATCGCGGTAGAGGGTCTTGCGAGCACGCGCAATCTGACCCTGATCGAGATACTTCTCGAACTGCTTCGAAGGATTGCCAAGACGATAGGCAAATACCTTCTGACCACGCGAATTAGTGACGCGATTGGTGTATACAGAGATACCCTCATTGCGTGCACGATAAGCAAGATCAGCAGCATTGTCAACCTTGAACATTGCACGAACTTGGCGCGATGTTACAGTGTTGCCGTCAGCAAGATAAGAAACAAAAGAATCAAGAGCATTAGACATATAATATACCTTCACAAAACACCCCTTCAATAATATCGCAAGATTGGGGCTTTCCTTGCGACATACTTGTTATTATATAATAACAAATCCCAAAAGTAAACTATTTTGTTTTAACAAAAGATTCAAGGACAATAACTTGGCATTTCAGCCTCTCATGCATACGCTTCATTGCAGCATTTAATTTGTCTTCAGAACCACCGTTCTTTTTCCAAGAATTAAATTCATTTAGAGTACGGTGACTCACAACCATGATTGCATCCCACGTATCCATTTCGCCAGCCTTGTTCGCCACAGCCCCAACGCCAGCATTATAACAAGAACCAGATGTAATACTGATCACCGCATGTCCAGGATTCTCTTCAGCAAGTTTATCAGTTACTGCTTTCAGTTCTCGTTTCGACCACACCTTGAAGTTACGATTCTTCATAGCATCGAGAGTTTCAAGATGATCTTTTACAGATTCGATCGTTTTAGCAATTTGTTTTTTAGACCAGAAATCGCCATAAGGGTCGATGAATGCTTCCTTGAATTCTTCGGTGCCAATCTTCAATTCATCATGAGAATTTGCAAATCTCATAATTGCTTGTTTTAAATCATCTTTGCTGTTAGGTCTTTTACGTTTCTCGTCATGATTCATCGCATAGCCAAAATAATCAACATTTTCTTTCTTGAATTTAAATTCAGAATAATTAATATAGATTACAGGAACTAATGTCCAACCCGCATCATGGGCTGCTTCTATAGTATGATTGCCGTCAATAATTTCTTTATACCCATTATCATGAACACAAACAATCACAGGTGAAACGTTCTGTCGCGCTTTACCTGGATCATCCTTCATAAGTTCAGCGATACCATCTTTATGCTCATGTTCAATCACATTTAAGCGCACTTGATTTCGAGGCAATGAGCGAATTTCGCTAACCTTTTCATTTTCATGGATTTTATACTTGCCAGAATTAATCTGTTCACAAATATATCTGATATCATCTTTGTCAACTTTACTTTTTTCAGTCACATAAACTGGATCAATTCCAGCAATCCAATCTAAACCAACTTTCTTAATCTCTTCAGTTAGATTAGAGAAGTCTTTGACGCAGCCCTCACCACCACCAACTGACTGATTGTAAAATTTATCGTTCTTGTGCGCACTCACTGACTTCAACAAGAAATTTTCGAGAGTGATCGCGACAGATTGCTTTCCGCGATACAGAATGCTGCGCTTCAGCAAACCATAAGACCAGGCAAGATTGGCTTCTGGATCCTCAGAGGAGAAAACATAACCATCATAAATCTCATTGGTCTTATGATAACCGATATACATCTTGCCAGTTATAATATGTCGCCATCCATAAGTGATGGCTTCATATTTCTTTTTCGTCATTCGACTCATTATATCGCACCTTTGCGAGCAACAACCTTGTCAAGAGTCTCAAGAACACGGAGTTTGATCTGCTCTTCTGACAATCCTCGATTACGCAATTCTTCAATCTCTAACTCCGAGAATGTCACAGTCTCACCCCTATACGAAAAAGTGGTGGTGAGTGTACTGGGGTCTCTGCTCACAACCAATTCATATGGACGCGCTGCAGTCTCAGTGGCATCAGGAGTCACAGGAGCAGGAGTTGCCTCCGCATCAACCTTTGTGTAGAGATCCAAGAAGGCATTCTTGGTGTCAGCATCGAAACGATTCAAGCACATCTCAATCGCCTTCAAACGATTGTTGAAGATAGAGAATGCTTTCGTGATATGCACAAGACGACGAGTCGAGATGACTTCATCAACTGCACCATCAGCAAAAGACTTGCGAATCAATTCAGCCCACGTGATCAGACGGTCAATGAACGTCGTGTCAGTGATATTCAGAACAGCGAAATTCTTCTCGAGAATCTTTCGCTCAGTGCTGGCTGGCGGATACTCTTGCTCAACAGTGATCGCGAAACGTTCCAGGAATGCTTCGTTGAGCAAGTTTGTACCGATGAATCGACCATCGTCGCTGCCTTTGCCCTTCGTGTTCGCAGTTGCAATCACGTTGAAGCCAGCAGCAGGGTGGACAACTTCACCAGTCTTTTTGTCAAAGTATGGCTTGCCTTCAAGAATCGGCTGCAAGCACAGAATGTCTTCCGTGCCGAGATCGCACTCGTCAAGCAAGAGCACAGCACCACGACGCATCGCTGTAATCACTGGACCTTCACGACGGATGGTATTGCCATCAACCAACTCATAGGAACCAATCAAGTCAGATTCATCGGTGCGCTTCGTGATATTGACGCGAATCAACTCACGCTTCAACGCAGCACAAACCTGCTCAATCATGAATGTCTTGCCATTACCTGACAAGCCAGTGATGTAGATAGGATAGAAGATTCGCGACTTGATGATGTCGCGCATGTCGTTGTAGAATCCGAACGGAACATACGTCTCGTTGCGGTCAGGCACAAATGACTCAGTGACATTTTGCGCACGACGGCTGGCAATGTTCACAACTTGCGCAACCATCGCAGCCGCAGCAACAGGGACTTCAGCAGTCTGCTTCGGAGCAGCGATCGCACTGGCAGCACTCGGTACGATGCTGAATTGACCACGAGCAACCTTGCGCTCACGCAGAATAAAATACGGAAAGAATTCAACGTTGTTTTTCTTGTTTTCGCAGAAGGCATTCAGTTCCTTCAACGAGATAGTATCCTTGTCGAAGTGCGCATGCAATCGCTCAAGAATCTCAATCCGAGCCGCATTATCATAATTAGACTTTCTCACATCAGACTCCATTATCAATCTATAGAACTATTATCGCTGAAAAACACACAGGAAACAACAGTAAAAACTCTAATAAAATCAACAACTTACGCAACCGCCAATTCTTCGGCGAGTTTCGTGAGCAGGAGGCGATTGCTCTTCTTGCTACCCACAGTCTTGGAGAACTCACGAGCCATTTTGTTCTTGTTCATATCGCTGGTGATCTCAAGTTTGTCATCAACGATGTTACTGTTCGGAAGAGCAACGTAGAAATACTTGTCATAACCAAGACGATCAACAACAAAGTAATTGTGCTCGCGGAAAGTTTTCTTGGCAGCATCTTGTTCAACATGAGACTTATCAGCAACAAAATACTTCATGTCGCGCTGAATGCCTTTCTTGTTGCCAACATAGAAACCAATATGCTTACAACCAGTCACATCGGCAACCAACTCCGTGATGGCAGATTGCATATCATGGAAATTTGGCAACTTCACTTTCTTCTTGGTCTTTTTGTCAATCAGATACACAACAGACTTGCGACGATCGTCATAGAAACCAGAGTCGCTGCTCATCGGAGGATACGACAGATTGTTGCCGCCGTCACCGTCGGTGAGATATACAACGTTGCAAACATCCAACTGATGCTTGTTCTGGAATGCAGTAATGATTCCACGAGAAGCAAGCAGAGTTTCGAGGAACGGAGTGCCATTCAAACCAAAACCAGAAGAATCCCAACTATATGACCAGCCACCATGATCTTCATCCTGATTGGTTTGGGGCATATATCCATATCCATAACAACGACCATACTCATTGGCAACAACGCACATCGCATTGAAAGCGCGACGATACTGAACAGGCGACAAAGAGGAGCCAATCAGATGCTTGAGATGAAACCAACTGCTGCTCATCGTCATGTCAACAGCACGATTAGACACGAAACGATCTTTGTTCACCATCTCACGCAACTTCTTGTTGCCATAACAATCGTCGCTGAAACCATAAACTTCAAACGGAACTTTGGCAAGTTTACAGAACGACGCAAGCACAAGCATCTGCTCAATCGTATTGCGCATAATATCGCCCATCGAACCAGACATGTCAACAAACATGACAAAGCCATGATTCTTCCCTTTCGGCACGACAGTGATTTTCTTGAAGAGATCATTGCTGAAACGATACTTGTGAAGCACGTTCATGTTCAACTCGCCAGTGCGAGCAGTCTGTGTTCGAGCATACTCGCTGGCTTTCTTGCGCATCTCGAATTCCTTCAAGATATGCATGATGACTTTCTTGTTGTTGGTGTTAAACTTGCGAACACACTTCTGGACAACCGTGTCGTAAGAAATCCCATGGCGACCATAGGTGCGATTCGGATCCG